GTGTGTAGTAGGTAGATACTCGAACATCTGCGATAAGCAAAGTCGATGCTCCGACTGTGGTAACTGTTGGTCTTTCGACCGAGCTGACAATATATCCACCAGGAATAACTGCCAGAACGCTGATTATCAATTGCTCGATATTGTCGAGCGATGCAGGATTGCTGTTATAAGCAACTGCAACTGAAATAGTAAAATTAACTTTTGCTCTGATATTGCTTTTGTTAATTGTTTCAAATTCTAAATATGGGCTATCTGGAACAACTACTACTGCTGGAGGAATAACTGTTTCAGGCACAAAAGCATAAACATTTCCTGCAACGCTAGATAGGGCAGTTGCTAAAGGCGTGCGGATCTGTTCAAGGATTGTTTCATTAGGCACTATTGAGCCATGCTTTCAGTATCCATATAACTACCCAATAAACCTACGCATTTATTAAATAATGAACGACCCATTCTGAAAGGTGTAGCTGTAAAATCTACTCCTTCGATTTGTCCTCCACCGGCAAGTCTTGCTTGGAAAACTTCGACTGCAACTGTGTAGACGGCTGATTGAACAGCTGCATTTCCAACATAAGTTGATCCGCCAGATAAGGCAGCAACTCCGGATGGGATGACATTAGCCTCGAGTATATCGGCATTAGTGATCGATTGTGAAAAGGTATATTGTCCAAGATTATCTGCCAGCACAACTCTTGTTCCGTTGTAAGGTGATCCACATCCTGTGATGACGACTGATTGTCCTTCGGTGAATTCATGAATTCCTAGTGTAGTGAAAGTGGCGACATTGTCAGTCAGCGACACTTTTTCGATTGGAGCTTTGAATGTAACTAACATTGGCAGAATAACTGTTTCTGCGGTATCGATAATTTGATTTAGATAAGTGTCATCATAAAGAGAGGAACTTACAGCCAATACAGAACGCAACTGGGTCGCGGTGATAATTGTTGGCATAAATTCCTCTCTTAGACTCCCATTTTTAGCTGCCTACCAGCGGGAGCACCAGTAGGCATGAAGTTAGTTACTTAATTAAGCAACCATGAAGCGGTAAGCACCAGCTCCTACTTTGGTGGCAAGTGCGCCATATCCATAGTAAGAAACCTCAATTTGACCATTTAGGGCAACATTGGTTTGTAGGCGTGTGCGTGCTGACTCATACCATGTGTATGAATCTGGATTGATAAGAATTAGCGAGTTATCGCCAGTTGGAGCAGCTGTTGCTAAGTTGCGAGATACACGCAAGTTTAGGCCAAGCAAGTTTCCACCAAGTGATTGACCACTTAGGTTTCCGCCTTGATTGCTGTTACCAATTAGGTTTTGGTAAATTGGGCGACCATTGTCAGCAAGATTCATAATTGCACCAAATTGCTCTGGTGAAACTAGAATGTTTGTTGCTGTTCCAAGTGTTGATTTGTAGATTGAAACTGATCCATCTGATACGAAATCAAGTAATCCTGAAGCATCAAGTGTGCGGTTTCCGCCATCTGTTCCACCGGCAACTAGGCCAGCGATTACTGCAACATCAGTTGCTTTTAGATATGCGAACTCCATTTGACGAACTAACTCGTCAAAAAATGCTGGTGATGAACGATCTAACAATTCAACTGAGAAAGTTTGTGCTCCAGCATATTTCTTAACTGAAACTGAAAGAAACTCATTTGTCATTCCTGTTTCATCAATTGCAGCAGCTTCAGCTTCCTCACCAACAGTTGGAACAACTGTGATTTTAGGAATTTCAAATGTCATTCCTGCATCTGGTAGAACGCCACGAGAAACAGAATCTACTGCTGGGCGATCTGCGTTTGATAATGGATTGATGATTTCTGTCAATTGACGAGTTGGAACTAATCCAGCGTTGTTTGATGTTGTGTCATCTGCTGCACGAACATATAACTTGCTTTCATCATTTCCTAGTGCAGCACGAACTGAGTGCTCTAAGTATGTTGCTTTATTTACGATTGGTGAGCGTGGCTTTGTGTAAGCAACTGGTTGATTTGCTTGAACGGCCACAGGCTCAGACTTTGCAGCTTCTACCGCTTCGGTGGCGATAGGAGCTTCTGATGTTATATCAGACACTTTGTCCTCCTGTGTTGTTGTATCCTCAGCGGTTGCTTCGGAATTCTCTGTTGGTGTTTCTGTTGCTGCTACATCGGCAACTCTTGCGCTATCAATTGCAGGATCGGTTACTAAACTAACCTCGATTAACTTTGCTGCACTTATTGACATAACGCCATTTTTGTTTTCCCAATCATCAACCATAACTCCAACGCTAAATCCATCGCGTAGGCCTTCGGCTGCTTCTAATAAAGAGTCATCGCCAGCGATTGTTCCGGCAATCTTAAATGTCGCTTCGATACCAGCATCATCAGCTGTAATATCCATTAACTTACCAATTGGTCGTGTGCGGTCATGCTCTAGTAACAACTTAACTGGCTTTGAAAAATCAATTGATCCCTTTTCAAATACTGTTGCTCCGGCTGATGTATTTCCGCGCTCGCCCCAAGTAACAATTGTTCCTGAAATTGTGCGCTTGCGATTATCGGCTGCGGTTAGTGTTATTGGGAAATTAATCTTCATCGGATTAAGTCCTCCTCCTCTTGGATTTGCTCAACGCTCATCGCGCCAATGCGGTTTAGGATTTCATAAACTTGCGCACGCTCTAATGCTGAACCACGCAAGAAATCGTCAATATCAAATCGAACTTCAACACCATTTGGCACGAAATCAGCGGCAGATAATCTTTGCTCAATCGGTGTAATGATATTTCTTAAGCTGAAATCGATAAGGGCTTTACGCTCCATAACAGTCGTGCTATATGTTTGACTGGTTAATTCAGCAGATAAAAATGATGCTGGAATACCAACTGCTCTTGCTATTTCTGTTGCAAGGTATTGGCGTGCTTCGTTTAATTGTAATTTTTGTGGATCAAAGCCCAAAGTTGTTAATTCAACATCAGCATTTAGAAATGCAGTTGCTCTTGTCGATCTTGATATTTTCCATGACTCTAAAAGTTTTGAGATGCGCTCTGGAGTAAGATTTGTTCCATTTGATTTTAACACCATCGTAGGAACTGGCTCTTTAGCGTATAATTCAGCAGCCTTTTCTAATTCTTGAGCTGCTCTGATTGTGCGACCTGCGCGATTTAATACACCTTCATCCAAACCTGAGAAAACTATGATCGAGCCTTGACCGCTTCCAGGAATGTGCATCCCATCAATTAAGTATTCGGTAATTTCAGTTTGTTGCGCATTTGTGTTATATGTAACTCGATCTGGTGAAACTCTTGTCCATGCTCTAATGCGACTATTATCTGTTGCAGCATAGGAATCTAAAACTTGACCATAAGCAACACCATGAAATAATAAATCTTCAGCAATCCAAGCATAAACAGCAGATCCGGCAATTCTTGGATCTGGTTGCATAATCACGCGCTGTGGGCGTAAATGTTCCTTTGTAAAATGATTATAAGATTCAATTGGTAATGATCCGATGGTTGAGCAGATTATATTTCTTGCTCTTGCAACTGATGGAACTGACATCGCTTGTTCGCGAGTTGCTGTTTGTGCTCCTAGAAATAAACCGCCAAATGCTTGTTGTAAATTGAATGGCGTATTAGCAGCAGCTACATCTGTTGTGATTGTTGGTGTTTGATTTGTAAGAAATCTATCGAATAATCCCATTAGCATATAATATACCATAAAGTCAATAAACTATGCTATTTGAATATCAACTTCCGTTTCTGCCTGTGTTGCAAAATAGGTTGCTAAAGCAGAAGCCACAGCTGCACAAACTGCGACTCTACTTGCACGCCTTCCGATGATCCATGACCCATCCCCATAGGGTAGTTTCGCAGCGGAAAGTGTTTGCTGGGTCAATTCCTCTTGACCGCCATGCTGTAATCGATGGGAATTGATTGCGCCTAACCACCGATCGCATGATTCAGCGTATATCGCCCCATCCATATCTGTAATGGGAATTCCAGCAGGAACTAACCGACTTGCGACGGCTTGTGCAGTCCTTTTGGAATAAGCGACAGTCTGAACATTATATTTTCTTACATAAGGTGCAATGTCGTTTGCAACTGCTAAATCATTAATTGAATAATCATTTGACCATGTATGGAGTAAAACTAAATTAAATCTTTCTCCCGGTAGTTTTTGAGTTGCCACTAAAGCACCAAATTTACGATCTGGACTTAAATCTAAACCAAACCAAGTTTCTTTATCAGGGTCTAATGGTATTGGGTCAGTTTTACACAATTCCCATTTCTGTGCATCTATTGCAGAGTTAATTGTATCTACCCATTGACATAAAACTTCTGTTCGCACAATATCAGGTGGATCATTAATAACAGCTTTAATGTTATCTGGATGAATTGTTATACCAAGCGAAGGGTTGGCTTGAGCAAAGGCTGGCCAATTGATTTCACCCGACGGAAGGGTAATCGGTGCATCTGGCTCGGCACTCCACTCAAACCAACCGATCGTATCGGAGGGGTTCACGCTGGCTGCGATAGCGCGTTCCCTAAGTTTGTTTAGGATAACTGAATGTTGATCTCCGGCGTTTGAATAAATCCATACTTGCGGATTTTTTGAAGCCATCATTGTGTATCGCATTGATGACCAAGCATCTTCATCTTTATATTCTCTTAACTCATCAAGATGGATGCTAGATGGTGCAGAAATTCCTCGAGATGCGTTGTTTGCAGCTTTTACCACAAACCTGCGACCACCCTTTAATTCCATTTCCTCAGCACCATGTTGCCATCTAATCTTTTTTACCTCAGATGCTAATTTGTCATTTGATTCTATTATGCCAACCATCTGTCTAAATGTTTCAAGTGATGTAGTTAATCTATGAGCTGATGAAAGCTGTAAGTTTTCGCCCCACACAAACATGCCAGTCAAAACCCTAAGCATCATAAAGGTAGACTTTCCGGACTGCCTTGCAATTACGAGTCCGCACTCTGAGTGGTGGTATCTGCCGTCTGGCTTGACCTTATGACCATGAATTGCAACGAATTCTTGCCACGGCATTAAAGGCATACCGATTTCTTTAGCAAACTCAATCATTTCATGACCTTTAGACGGCAAATCATTCAATTGTGAGTGAATTCGTGGAGTTTGTACACCTCCTAATTCTGATTGAGTCTGAATTGAGTCGATCAATTCCTTTTCAAAATTGTTCAAAGCGATCCAGTCTGATCGTGGCTGATCGAGGTGTTTTGTGGGTTAGAAAAGGAACG